CAGAACGCCTTGCACTGGGCGACCGCGGCTGCCTGGGCATCAGACAACCGCGGGTCGTCCAGACCTTTTTCCGCCGCGTCGTGTTGCAGCGTGCCCGCCTCCGCCGCCTCGTTGGTGCCCCCTGACGGGGTCCAACATGGGCAGGCCTCCCGAGCCTGTAGCGTGCTCGGAGAATAAGGGTGGTGAACTCGGGTCGCTGCGTTGCTCATTACATCTATCCCAGTGTAGGTTTTTCTGGAATTGTCAAGGGGTCACTCCCCCATGACGCGCTTTTTCATCTTTTCGTGCGAAGGCACGAACCCGTGGTCCGCGGCATTTAAGAGCCGCTTCTGGGCCGCAGCGTTTTTCTTGGTCATGCACTTCCCCTTGCTTCCGCCGGGCGTGCTGTTGCTGTAGCCACACTTGGTCTTTTTGGTTTTTACTGGCATAACGTGTTCACCTCCTCTTCGAAATACGGTCCGAACATCCAGTGGATGTCTCGGTAAGTTGTCAGCCGTTCAGGCTCGATGCGTTGTCGCCAACGTCGCAGGAACTTCGTCCTCCGCTTGTGCGACCAGCCGGCGCGCAGCTGCCCCGGACGGAAAAGCAGCCCGGCCTCTTCGGTGGTGACGCACCACGCGGTGTTAATATTCAAGACGGAGGATTTCGATGCTGCCTTCATAGATGAAGGAGGACACCTCGGCCACGCAGCCGGTCTGCGGCTCGATGAAGAAAACTTCGCCATCGCTCCGCACCACAAAATTCAATACGTGATACCCGTGCGCCCACTTGCCCGCGGACGCGGGGGCCAGCGCGGAGTAGTCCCCGTCGATTTTCACGTAGGCCTTGCCGATGAGCACGCCGGGCGCCTCGCCGTGCCACTTGCGCACGCTCCAGACCGCCGCGAGATATTTCATCTCGGTCGCCTTGTCGTCGCAGTCGAACACCTCGGGCAGCCAGGGGATTTGCTCTCGCTTCGCCTCGTAGAAGCGGAGGAAGTCCTCTATCAGCGCCTGGGTAGGCGCGACATAGAGCCCGTCCTCGGGACCGGTGTAGGGGGAGTCCGGCTCGAAGTGCATCCGCGCCGAGATGGCGGCGACGGCATCCAGGGCATCCACGACTTCGGGGGTTTGGGGAGGGTTTTCGTCGGCGAAGAGAGTCGCCGCCGCCAGCAGGAGAATTGCTATCAATTTCACGTTCTTCCATAAGAAGTGGTGAGGCAATTCGATTTGTCAACGGGCTTTTTTGCACAGCCGGCGGAGGTCGTCATACACGCCGTCGTCCAACAGCCTGTGCAGGATTATTACGTGCAGGGAAAACCATAGCCGCTTATGGTTCTGGTGTTCCAGGTGCGCCAGCTCGTGCGCCATGGTGTCGATGATTTGGTAGGCGATGGGTCGGTCCCCGTTGCGGCGAAGCTGAATGCGGATGCGGCCGTCGCTGGAGCAGTCGCCGTAAAAGTTTTTGTGCGGCGCCATCCGCCCCACCTTACGCAGCGGCAAACCGAACTCGCGCGCGTAAACGTGCAGCGTGCGACGGACGTAGCGCCACAGCTCAGCGTCGGATGGTGCGGACATAGCGGTGCTTGTGGTCGTAGAGTCGGCCGCTATCGGCGTCGTAGTAGCCGGCCGGCGGCGCGATGCGCGCGTTGCGGTCCTCGGGGTCCCACTTGGGCCACAGCTTTTCCATCAGCCACTCCGACGGAAAAAGCAGCGCGAGGATTTCCTTGGGGTTGGGCCAGCCGAAGGCCGCGCGAAATTCCTTGAACCGCGCCAGCACGCCCGTCTTGTTCGGGCGCCGGACCAGGGACACCCGGCGGCGGTCGGTCCGGTTGGCCTCGGCCAGGATTTCGTCGAGCTGGTCCGCGGGCGACTTGTGCGCACTCCCTACCCGCGGCAGTGCGGCGTAGTAGCCGCGCTCGCGGTCCCGCTGCGCGCGTGACTTGAACTTGGATTTGAGCCAGCTAAACATGCTTCAAGGTGGCGTTGAAGGGTTTGATGATGTCGAGCCCGGGGACGTGGTGCAGGCAACCGTTCTTCAGTTCAACGGCGTTGTAGTCCTGCACAAACGCATCGTTGCCGGTCACGGCGGCGATTTTTATCAGCGACAGGCTCACGTCATCCTTGAACCAAGTGAAGGTCTCTCCGACCTTGATTTGGTTAAAACAAAACGGCGGGGGGAATTCAATGGTTAACATATTACTTGGTGGTCAGTTCGTTGATGACTTTCGTGGCCGCACCTTTTATCGGTCGGTCGTCCACCAGCGTCCCGCACGCGTGCGCGTCCAGGATGATGGCGAAGCAGGCCATGGCGTGGGCGGCGTGCGGCTGGTTGCTCTCCGAGTCGTTGTCCTCTCCATCGAGGATTTGCAGCAGGTGCCGCCAAGCCGCGGACAGATAGACCGTCAGCTTCACGGGCGTCGCGGGATTGCGCCAGTTGAAGGGCGTGTATTTCTTCGCGCCCAGTTCCATGACGCGTGACAGATAGACCAGCGACGCGGTGGGAATGAGCGTCATCGGCGGCTTCTTCATGCCGAGCACGTCCTTGGGGTTCGTGCCGACAGTCACTGCCGGTGCGGTGTCGTTCGCGATTTGCAGAAACGGTCCGTCGCCGGTATGGACGGAAAAATACTCCAGCCGCTTTGCGCCGCGCCAGTCGAACACCGCCTTCTCCGCGGTGGCGCCCTTGGACTTTTCGTAGCCCGGGAGCGCGACGTAGCCAGCGCACGACATGATGGCCTTGAGGTCGCGACGCACCACCTGCTCCGCGTCCATGCCGGCGGGATACGTGGTGAAGTCGTGGCCGGGCTTCAGTGATTCAATTTCGAAACCGTCTTCGCGGTCCAGCTCGGCGGGGTTCACGGCCTCGTAGCCGGCGTTGCGAAGGTTCTCGGCCATGCCGTAGAACGCGGGGAAGTTGTATTTGTCAAAGCCCCGCATCGGCCCAAGGATGTAAATGCGCTTGGGGTTCACTGTCGGCGGAAGCTCCAGCGAGTCGTTGCCACTCATAGAACCACTCGGTGTGGGTCCAGTCGGCGTGGCCGGCGCGACGCCACACGTTGCCTTGACCTGTTGGATGATTCGATGCAGCTCCGCAAAAGTCTGCGGGCCATTCTTCGTTTGTGCGATGTCTTCGATGCTCATGTTCAGTGGGTTGGTCCGACGATTTCATTGAGGGAATTCGGTTCGTCGCCACGGGGGCGGTCGAGGCCCGACGGTGCCAGGGGTTGTTCGGTCCGGGGAAACACAGGACGAGCGAGGGCACGCAGGCGCTCAGCACTTTTTGCCTCCACGATAATTCTGCGCAGCTCACGATAGAATTCTCGGTTCATTTTGGATTTGAATTGGGGTCCGTTCGACTTTCATTAACCGACTTTTTGCAGCCGGCGCAGGCGGGCTGTGCGGGTGTCCCTTTTGGCCGGCGTCCGGGTCCGTTTCACGATAAGCCCTTGAACCAGAGCCAGTTGCCGTTCCCAGGTCGCGCGGTCGCGGGCAACTGCTTGGTCGATGACCGACCCGGCGCCGCCGTGTTCCGCAATGAGACGGTCACAATTTGCCAGGAGGCGAAGGAGGCGCGTTTGTTGCCGTCCCAGGTAGGACAGTGGCCGGGCTTCCAGGCGCGCGAGAAAAGCCGTCTCGGTGTAGCGCGAGGGGAGCAGGTATCGCGGCGTCCGCTTAGCCGCCTTGCGTGCTGTCGCGCGGTGTTGCTGGCGCGTCAGGCGCAGGCTCGGGATTCGTTCTTCGTTGTGATTCGTGTTCATCGTTCTTTTGTTGGTCGTTGGCAATGGCTACGGCGTTCCCGCATATCTCGCACAGGCGAAGCAGGCGCCCCGTGGCCGAATCTTTTATGACGATGCGCCGGACCTCCAGGTTCGCCAGCGCGTCGGACGGCGTAACGTCACGGTCCGCGAAATACGATGTCGGCCGGGCCGTCGTCAGGTATGCCAGCCGGTTGCAAGTCCGGTCGCACTCGATATGCCAGCGGCAAAGCGGGTTCTCGCAAAACTTGCTCATTCGATGCGCAGCTTCAGGTCCCGCGCGGTGTTGCCCAGCAGGCCGGCAATGGACTGCGCGAGGTTCGCCGCCAGCGCGCCGCCCAGGATGTAGCCGCCGGTGATGTTCACGGGCGTGCCCCGCAGGCGGTCGCGCAGGGTGATGTGGGCGCGGTCCTGGCCGCGGCTGAAGCGAAGCATGATGACGCACGCGGCCCCGTGGAAGAACACTTGCCCCACGTCCAGCACGGGGGAGGCATCGCCCTCGCGCGGGAACAGCTGCCGGACGGTCTGCCCGTCGGTCAGGCGGATTAGCCCCTTGTCGCGCTTCTCGATTTTGCTGCCCACGCGCGCGACCTGTTTCGCGTCCGGGTGCAGCTTGCGCACTTCGCGCAGCAGGTCGTTATAGACCTCCTTCGCGGCTGCCCCGACGGCGTTGCAGGGGACCTCAACGGTGCAGGGCGCGCCGTCAACCAGAAATTCACCGACGATGACGTTGTTACTCATTCTACCTATCCCAGTGTGGACTTTTTCGGAAATGTCAACCCCCCGGGATTAGGATTCGCGCGGGCGTAGATGCGCAGCGCGTTCCCGCGGCGGTCCACGACGAGCACCTCGCCGCTGTAAAAGCGCGCGATGCAGTGCGCCAGCTGTATCCGCATGGCGGGCGGGATGGTTGGGTCGTCGTGGCTCGGGAAGCCGATGTCCGCGAACCGGGCGTCTAGTTCTTTTTCGAGTTTGTTGAGTTTCATGTGCGTTGAAAAATTCGCCACGCGTAAGCCACGCGGCGGCGTCGGAATTGTTTTGGTGCGTCAGAAAAAGGCACGGGCGTCTTGGTCCACGAGTCGCAGAATAGGCCCCCGTTTAAAAGGACAAAGTGGCCGGTCAGCGCGACAAGCGTGTCAGAATTTCCTCCGCCCCACCATGCGGACAATTGCTTCAATGTCGGCTTGGCGTAGGCGGACAACTCGTGAAGATTCCACACTGTCTCAAACCCGTAGCCCATTGTCTCAAGCACGCACAGCACTTCGCTGGGGCGCATGCTCGATACCGGCTTGGCATCGCCGCGCCAATGCTGCACGGCGTCGCGTATCTCGCGCGTGCCGCGGCCGGTGATGGCGCTGATGGCCGCAGGGCCGCACCAAAGTTTTCCGCGCAGGTCGTGTTTGACGGTGTGCATAATTATTCGGCTTCGTTTACAAAAACCCACTGGTCATCGGTTGCCAGCTCCAGCGCCTCTTCTGCTCGCTCAAAGTGCGGGGTGATTTCCACCCAGTTGTGGTAGGTGATTTTGTCCACCGTGGTGATGATGTATATCATTTTATTGGGTTCCCGGAAACCAGCCAGTGTGGGCGGTTGCCGAGATTTTTGCCGCGGTTAGCGCGCGGTCATACATTTCCAAAGAAACCAACGGCTGCGAACGACGCCCGGTGCGGAGCCGGACGTGCTCCGGCTGCACCGCGCGAATTTTCAAACAGATTGCGTAAACAGAATTTTTCATGTTACTCCTTCGTAGCTGCCGCGGCCTTCAGCTCCGCGATGAACGCGTCACCGAGTTGGCGATGATACTTGCAGAGGATTCTCCAGCCCAGCGCGGCCTGCTTCTGCGTGATGGACGTGCGGTGCGCGAGGGCGTGGCCGATGCGAACGTCAACCGCAGAGAAGCCCACGTCGTCCAGCTTGCAGGCCCCGTCGCACACGCCCGCAAGCATTTTCATTCCCTGATGGACCAGCTCCACGCAGCGGTCCGACACCAGCCGGGCCTCGGCGGCGACGCGCTCGAACGTGAGACGGACCTTGGTCACGGGTTCGACGTCTTCCACGTCCGCTTCCGCCCAGTCGGTGATGCGGTCCAAGCACGAGTCGATGGTGTTCAGCTTGTCCACGTTCGTGCGCGCCATGTGGGAGTCTAGGCTGCCCTCAAGCACGAGGTAGCTGCACAGCACGCTGTCCTTTTGCCCGATGCGGTGCGCGCGGTCCTCCATTTGCGCGTGCTTGCCGGGCACCCATTGCAGCTCCACAAAAATGACGTGCGTGCCGGCGGTGAGCGTCAGCCCCTCGGCCGCGGCAAGGTTGCCCACAAAAATGTTGCAGTCAGCGTCCGTCTGGAAGCGGTCCACCTGCTCCATCCGTTTCGGCGCGGGCGTGTTGCCCGTGATGACCGCGGCCTGGGGGAACTTCGCCACGATGCCGGCGACGATGTCCAGGTGGTGCGCGAACACCAGCACCTTGCCGGATTCCATGGCGTCCTCGATGAACGCGAGGCACTGCGGCAGCTTGGCGGCGGCGACCTTGTGCCGCAGCTCGGCCATGTCTTCGAACGCCGCGCCTTGCCCCTGGCGCAGCGCGTGGACCGCTTCCGCGTAGTCCTCGCGGCTCTCGCCGGCACGGGCCAGCTCCACCCGCGCACGTAACTCAACCAGCGCGGCCTCGCGTTCCTCCACCATGTGCGCCTCCAGCTCCAGCAGTTCTTTGCAGCCCGCGGCGTCCAGCTCGATGACCTGCCGCTGTTTCGGCGGTAACTCTTTCAGGACGTCCTTTTTCAGGCGGCGCACCATGATGGAAGAACGCAATTTGTGTTGCAGCTCGGCCTCGTTCGAGTGGCCGGAAAAGTCCCAGCCGAAGCCGTTCTGCTTCGCCGCGCAGTAGCGGCGCGCGTATTGGAAAAAGTTTCCCTTCGGCCACGCGGACGGGTCCAGGTCGTTCAGGACGGGCCACAGCTCAATGGGGCGGTTCTCAATGGGCGTGCCGGTGAGCGCGACCTTGCGCGCGGCGCGGATGACCAGCGTGGACTTCGTGCGACGCGCCTTGGGGTTCTTGATGTATTGGCTCTCGTCCACAATGCGCAGGTCCCACGTCCGGTCATTCAACGCGGGAAGGAACTTGTGGACGATGTCAAAATTCACAATGACGATGTCCGCGCGGGAAAACGGCTTGTTCGAGTATTGGACCTCGACCGACATGGGGCGGGTCAGCCACTTCTTCAGCTCGCGTGCCCAGTTCAGCTTAAGCGTGTTCGGGCAAACGATGATGACCGACTTGATGTCGGCGGTGCAGTTCATCAGGCCGATGGCTTGGATGGTTTTGCCCAGGCCCATTTCGTCGCCGATAAGAACGCCACGCTTCGCGGCCCAGCACTCCAGCCCGAACGCGACGCCCGCCTTCTGGTAGGGGAGGTAATCCAGCCCGGCCGGGCGGGGAAGGTCCACGTTCGCATCGGTCGCGCGCGACGCCTCGGCCACGACGGACCGGCGCGCCTGCTCGGCCTTGGCGGCGACGGGGTCAACCGCAGCCCAGTGATTCACAATCCACGAGCCGTTCGGCTGGCGCTTGGGAGAGATGCCGGCCGCTTGCAGCGTGGCCTTGTTCTGCTTCCAGGCGTCCCAGAAGGACGCCGGCACGGTAAAAGCCGTGCGGAGGATGCGTTCGCTGCCGTCCTGCAAGCGGACCCGCTTGGGGGCGCCCCAGGGGAGCAGGGTTTCGATTGAAATCTCTTTGATGTCGCTCATGGCGTGGAATGTCGCACCGGCGGGCCGGGCTGTCAAATTAAATCGGCGCAATGCCGGCACAGAATCGTCTGGCCGTCCTCGGCCAGGGTGGCGGCGTCCCCCACCGTCGTCCAGTTCAGGATGACGCGATTGCAGACGTCGCAGGACTCCGTTAGGCCAGACTCATCGGTGGCCAGGAGGTTCTCGTTAAAGGCATTCACAAAAATGGTGACGACGGGGAGGAATCGAACCTCTGAGGCAGCTCGCGAACCGCCCCTTCCGGACCAATCCGGGGGATTAAACCCCGGCAGCCCACCAGCTTTCAGACCGCGCAGGCGCTTTGCTCCGGGGACAAACCCGGCCCTTCGCCACCTGTTGTCTCGCGTCCTGTCCACTGTTCCCGCGTCATAAGTAAAGTGCCACATGTCCCCCCGCCCGTCAAGCGGGTTTCGCGACATATCTTTTCCGGTCCAAACTGCGGTGGCGGTCCGTCGTCTCGTTAAGCCAGACCGTTTTGACCCGGCAGTCGGGCACCGACACCGCCAGCACGAGGTCCCAGCCCGGGCGGGACGGCAGCGTGCGACGCACCAGGACGCCCGTGGCGCGACCGGACCACGTCTCGACGTGAATGATGCCCCAGTCGTCCAAAGACAGCGCCCGGGGCAGCTCGTGCGCGCGCAGGCCGTCTGCCGCGGCCTCTCGGACGGCGTGCATGCTGTAATCCAGCCGGGAATAGTTCACGGCGCGGACCTGGGCGATTAGGTCCGCCGGCAGGTAGATGTCGCGATGGAAGTCTAGGCGCATCGGGTTAGCCCTTCAGGGATGACAGCGCCGCCAAGTCCGCGGCGCGGCGCCCGGCGGGACTGAGCGCCGCATACACGGCGTCGCGCAGGTCCGTCGGCATTACGCTGCGGCCACGCTCCCACATTTGTTGCTGGTCCCAGGCGCGCACCGCTTGCAGCACTACCTCGGGAGTAAGACCGGCTTCGCCATCCGCGGAGCGGAGGACGGGCCACAGGATTTGGGAAAACCAGGGTTCGCTCATGGTGTTTAATCTCCCAGCGAACGCCAGCCGTCCGCCACAATTTTCTGCTCCAGGGTGTCCATCAGGCCCGCGAGCAGCGCGGGGTCGATGGGTTCGTGCGCATAGGCCCGCACGAGGTAGCCGTTCGGCTCGGCGTGCCGGAAGGCCGCGAGCGCGTCCGCGAGGGTGGGCACGTTCTCCACTTCAAAGCGGAACGTGACCAGCCCGCCCTCGCGGAGTTTCCAAACAATCGAATAATTCATGGCGTAAGGTCGCACGGGTTCAGGCCCCGCGCAAGTGGTTTTGTGCTTTTTTGTAGGCTGCCCACCGCGCGCGGCGGTCGGCCCACTGCTTCGCGACGCGCTCCTTGCGACGCAGTTCCCACTCCTGGGAAGTCAGCTCGGGCGCGGGCACCCGCACCGCGCTCGGCTCGTTCTTTGTTTCGTTGCTCATGGCGTAAGGTAGCCCGGGCGGGCCGGTTTGTCAAATCAGGCGCCCTCCGGCAGGCGGGCCAGAAGGTCCTCGCGCGTGCGCACGCCGGCGCGAAATTCGCGCTCGAAAAACTTGGGCGAGAAGGGCTTGCCGACCTTCGGCGCGTCCACCCAGACCCGCTCCAACGGCTCGGGCGCGAGGTGCCGGAAGTGGGCGTGCCCCTTGTCGAAGAAGTAGCACACGCCCCCCACGCGGGCGCTGACGCGCACGTAAAGACCGCCGCCGAAGCCCCAGGCGTTGTTGGTGTTTATGGTTTCCTCCGCAAAAAGGAACCCGCCGGCATCGGTGATTAGCTTGGTGAATTGTGGGATGTTCATGGGATTAGTCTTTGCAAAGGAACCGGCCCAGGCCCAGCGCGTGGGCGTGCTGCTCGCCGGCAGCCGTCAGTTCAATCCAGTCGTCGCCGTCGTTGCGGAAGGTGGTGACCAGCCCGAGCTTTTTCAGGTCGGTCAGGTTGCCACGGCGCGCGGCGTTCAGGTGGTTGAAGCAGGGCGTCGTGCCTGTCCAGTTCGGGAGGTCCTCGACGATGCTGCGGAAAAGTTTGGCGGTCTCGTCGGTCATGGGATTAGCGGGGAAGGATGGCCGCGGCAATCAGGTTAGAGAGGACGTAGATGGCCGCGGTCACGACCACGACCATGGCCACGACGACGTAGCCGTTCGGGAAGAGAATCGCGTCCCGCACCGCGTTGAGGATGTTTTTCATCATGGGGAAAGATACCACGGCGGCGCCAGGACGCAAGTCCGTATTTTTACGGTTCGTAGATTCGGCCGGTAAGGATGTCCACAATTTGGAAGTGGTCGCGCTTCAGCCGGAAGGCCTCGGTCAGCGCCTCGTCGCGCGTCGCGTAGCTGCCGACGTAGTCCTTCATGCCCCCGCCGGGATACCAGTCGTCGAAGCAGAAAAGTAGGTAACGGCTCATGGGATTAAATGTCGTCGGCGCGATTCTGGCAGCACGCGTCACAAATGATGACTATGTGGCCGGGGTCGTTGTCCACGTCGGCCGCATAGGGGCAAGCGCGCGCGCGGACGTCGTCGTGCGTGCTGCCGCAGTCCTGGCACTTCAGCCGCTTAACGTGCGTCGCCACGAGGAACGGGTTGGCGTTGCCCGGGCCGACCACGGCGGCGGCGCGGGTGAGCGCGTCCTGCATGATGCCGGCCGGACCGCCGGTCAGGCGGAGATGGTTCTCGGCAGACTTGCGCGCGAGGTAGGTGAAAAACTCCGCGTCTTCCAGGGACGGGAACGAGATAGTGACAGTGTGCATAGTGGTGCGGCTTGGAGGGTTAAAAGTCGCCCAAGTAAATGCGCACCGCGCGCAACCAGTCGGAACGGTGGACTTTGCCGTTCACGACGGCAAAAATCGCCATTGCACTGCGGGTGCCGAGTCGTTCGGCAACCCGGTTCTGGATGACGATGACGACAACGCGATGGTCTGGCGTCGTGATGGTGTGGTTGTAGGTTTCCCAGACCCGGCCGCAAACTAGTTCGCGTTCATCGGCCCGGGTGACGGTCGCCCCCGCCTCTTTCAAGCGGTGGATATAGGCCAGGGCTTCGGAGCGTTTCTGGTTGATGGTCATAGCGGTGCGGCTTAGAGGGTTTCGAGCACGAGGAACTTGCTGTCCTTGGGGAAGGCCGTGATGCGCCCGTAGTCCGCACGCTTGACCAGCACGCGCTCCATTTTCGGCTCCATGCGGCCGTTGATGATGCGGCTGCCGGAGCAGTAGCCCACGCGGACCGCGTCCGGAAGCACCGCGAGAATCGTGGCCGAGACGCTGTCACCGTTGAACGCGCGGAAAACCACCGCGTCGCCGATACTGAATTTGGTTTCTTTCATGCAGGAATGTCGCCCAGGTCGGGCGGGTTGTCAAATTATTCTTTCGCCTGTTTGAAGGCGCGAAGCTCGGCCTCGCCGCGCGTGCGCAGGTCGCACAGCCGGACCACGTCGTCCAGGTCCAGATTGACCCCGTGGTCATCCAGCATGGACCAGACCCCGTCTGCGTCAGCAGGCATCATCTCAATGGACGTTGCAAGCATCCCGCGGTGCTTCAGGGACACCGTTCGGCACAACAGGCGGACATACGCGTCCCAGGTCGGGCAGGCCACGCGCCGGGCTTCGAAGCGCGCCCGCCGCTCGGCCGCGATGGTCTCAGCGGCCACGCCCGGCTTGGCATGCCGGTAGCGCTTCCAGCCGTCGCCTTGGTTCCGGAGCACGCGGCCGTTGGACATTACCACGAGGGTGCCCGATTCGTATTCGAACCGCGCCAGCTCCGTGCCGTTTCGTTTGAGGGTGGCCATATAGTTAGGCTCCAATGACTTCGGTGGAACCGATGCCGCACGCTTTGATGAAGCGCGCGTCGGAAAAGTTGGGGTTGCTGTCCGCGCAGACGCGGGCGATGCGTCCGGCCAGCCGGGCGATGCGTCCGGCCAGCCGGGCGATTGCCTCGGCGGCGGGAAAATTGTCGTAGGTGCGGGCGCAGGTGTATTCGGCGCGGATTTCCGCGGCAAGGGCTTCGAAGTGTTTGCGTGTCATGGTATTGGATTGGTTGAGGTTAGAAATTGATGCAGACCAAAAACGGGTTGCCGTCGCTGTGCAGGGTGATGCACTCCGCGGTGGCGGCGGTCGCGCGAGTGACGAGGTGGCTGCCGGAGCAGCAGCGGCCGAGGGCGCGGGTGATGCGCAGGCCGTTGAAGGTGTCAGGCACGCGGAACATGTTCTCGCCCGAGGGAAGAACTTCCACCAGGGTCATTGGAACCGTAAGAATCGTTGTATCTTTCATGCCCCAAAGATACCACGGCGCGGCCCGCGCGCAAGTTACGATTGTGTGACGGGAATGTTACGAAGCCGTCCGCGCCTGCAACCACTCCGGGTCCCGGCGGGTGAAGTTTTTCTCGATGGGGCACCACTGAAAACAGTTCGCCTCCGCACCGGCTTGCGCGTAGAACGGCGCGAGCAGTGCGGCCGTCGCCGCAGAGGCAAACCCGTAGGGGCCGAGGATGAACAACGCGATGCCGCACTGCGCCGCGCCCGCGTCATGGTGGAAGTTTGACGCGCCGCCCTGCGTCAGCCAGCGCGCGAGCGCTTCCTCGGGCACGCCCGGGCACACGAAAACGTCCATGCGCCGTTCGGTTGGGATGATGGCCTGGACGACGTGGCCCAGGCTGCCGGCGACGTCAGACACCTTTACTCCTCCAGAGGATGAACATGAGGAGCGCCACGGCCAGCGCGCAGAGGACGAAGGTGTTGCTCATGGCATGTCGCTCCCACCGTCATCAGGTCCGATTCCCCCGACGGCATACGCAAGCACCAGCACGCACACGCCGGCCAGCGCCAGCGGGCACAGCCACGTCAGAAAAACCCCCGTGGCGATAACTGCGGCCACGATGCCGAGGGCGGATAGCCCGCGAAGCAGACGCTTGAGATGTGAATTCATGGGCGCGTGCGCTCCATGGGCAGGAGCCTGTTGAGAAATTGCACCACCCGTTCCGCGAGCGCGCGGTCGTGCGAATGCAGCCCATGGCCACTCTCCGCAATGAAAGCAAAGTTGAGCTGGTTCTCCACGTCGCGGATGATGCATTGATATGGCTCGTCCACCAGCTCAAACCGGGACGGTTTCCATGTCGGCGGGTTCACAGCGGCACCCCATTGATTCTCTCAGGCTTCGTGGGCCAGGAAAATTTAAACCAGAACGTGCGATGGTAGAGCGTCAGATAGATGGTGCGCGAGCGCGCTTGTGCGCAGTGGCCAGGGTAGCCGCACGAGAGGCAGAATTCCCAAGGGCTGTGTATCCAGCGATACGTGCCGCACTCAAAAAGTTTGAAGGGTTTCATTTGGGCATTGATGTGCAGGTCACGCACAGCGGACAGAACCACCATACGCGGAACGCGATGTCATACGACTTCGTCGCGTAGTGCGCGCATCTCCACCGCCAGCTCAGACGCCGCACTTGAAAGTGGTGCCGGCCCCACGACCAGCGGAAAAGTAGCGGCGAGAGCCGATGCGTGTTGTTCTTTGGTAACTCCATAAACTTTTTTGTAGCCCCTTCGGGACTTGGTGAATGCTTCATCTAACGAGGGATGCACTCGCGGGAATTCTATCTCCATTAGTCGCTCGTTATACGCGGTCACGTCGCTCGTTCTGTCGGCGTCGCCCTTGCCCGCACCATGCAGGCCGAAGCTGCGGTTGCCGCCTGCCGCGGATTTGATGTTGGGGTTCATTCGTAGCGATTCGTGTTAAGGTCTCGCGCTCGTCTGCGTTCAGCCGCGGCCTCACGTTCACGCTCGTGGGCGCGTGCGTCGTCCTGAATGCGCGCGATTAATTCGAGCGTAAGTCGGCGTGGCTCGGTGCTAAAGTCGCCGTGGCCCATGCACACCCCGCGGTCGTAGCCGTGCTCGTCCATCCATTCTTGCGGCGTCTTCATCTTAATGCGTGCGGTTCCACCAGCCCTTGGCGTGCCCGATTAGATACACGACCACCAGCACGAGGAGGAAAAATTTCATTTGCGGAAGTCGTCCTTGGTGAACTTGACTTTGCGTGCGAGCCACAGCCAGAACGCAGCACCAAGGCCCGCTGCAAAAGGGATGGTGCAGACGCCGACGAGTATGACCACGACAAGCGCGGCAGTGCCCCAGAGCGGCGCCGTCACCCACCACCAGGACCAGTCGATGACGTGGCACAGCTTCAGTGCGGTGAACAAGAGGAACAACCAGCCGGCGATGCCTATGCCGCTGGACGATGACGAGGATTGTTTTTCACTCATAGTGTTGTGGATTTCGGTCCATGCATTCAATGATGGCGAGCGCGACAGCCGTCGCTTGCACCAGCTCAGCGCGCAGGTTCCCCGGGTTCGGCCGCGTGGCACCGCCGAAACGTTGGCGCAGGATTTCCTGCGCGAATTCGCCAATTTCCTCGGTGAGGATAGTTAGCCACAACTCCAGGCTGTGGTTCTGTTCACCAAACCGCGCGTCCTGGCGTGCGCGCTCCCGGAGCACGTCGGCCACGGCGCACGATTGAATGACGCCCGCCGTGTCGATGGTTAGTGCGTGAGTCGCGGTCATAGGCTGGGCAGTTGCTCGATTTCACTCGGCTCACCCACCGCGCTGATAGGCTGGCCCGTGATGGCGTCGGTCTCTTCGACCAGCGGCGCGCCGAACGCGTCCGCGTCATTGGCTGCGGCTGCTTCGGCCGCTTTGCGCGCTTCCTGCTCGGCTTGGTGTTGCATCACCGCCTGAAAATAAGTGTTGAGCGCGTTACTCAGGAGGTTCGCCACGCTTTCATCCATCGCGATGGCGAAGGGCTGGCTGTCGTGCGTGGCCAGGAACTTTTGCGTCCACGGCTGGTTGAGCGGATGATTCGCCGGGCGCGGACGGTCTGCGATTTTGCAAAACGTGCCGTCGGGTGCCGGCGAGAAGGACAGCTTGCGCGGTGCGGCCGCGGGCCGGGTGTCAGCCACCGGTGCGCCTTGCGCGTTTACGGGGACGATTAGATTTTTCGACATGGTCGGTTGTGGTTTCGGTTGTGGTTGTGGCTTCAAAAACTGGGCGCCAATCGGCGTCGGTGGCGTCACCGCACTTTTGGTAGGCGATAACCCGAGCTGCCGGCCCTTCGGTTGCGGGGCGCGCTTGCCCGTGGTTACCCCCGGGAGTTTTCCGAACTTCGCGCCGAACGAGGCGGCTGCGCCCTTCACACTCTCCGTCGCTTCCGGACTGGTCAGTTGTGCTGCTCGGTGTCGTAGCATCCTCCGTTCGCGTTCGATTTGTGAAAGCGGGTCTGAAAAAATGGGTTGGATTGGGCCGGGCGGTGGCGGACCCTTTACGTCGTCTTGCATAAAAATGTCTCCAGGTATTCGAGCGCTGCGCGCACCAGCGCAACCCAGAACTCTGGGGTGGCGGGTTTCGTTTCTCCGCAGTGGGGGCAGCGTTTGGTCACGGCAATTCGAATTGGATTTCCACGGTGGCGAAGCAGGAACACCCCGCGCCCTCTTCGGCGTCTTCGCGCGTGACGAAAACCCCCGCGCCCGGATACACTTCACCCGTGCCCTTCCGGTAAAGGTTGAGGTAGCGCGTGACGGTTTCCACGGGCGTGAGCAGGTCGTTGCCGTGCTCGCGGTCCGTGAAGAAACTGCCGTTGGAATACCAGCCGGTGAGCGTTTCCCCATGTTCGGTCATCCTGGCGCCCGCGATGTCGTTGTTCGTGCCGAGGTCGAACGCGAAAAGGCGCACCTGTTCGCCGTCGCGGGTTACCGCGCGCAGGGTTCGTTTGGCTTCGTCAAGGTTGAAGGGTTTCGTTTTCATCTCTACCTATCCCAGTGTGGACTTTTTGGAAAATGTCAAGAGGCTACCGGCAGGCGTGAAGAGAAATGGGCAGGCATCCGCGCCGTTCCGCCAAGGCATTCTCTTCGTCGCGCTGGTCGCATCGTTGCAGCCACGCCAGCAGGTGCGCGTGTAGTGGGTTCTCTTGGTCCAGGTCCGCAGACTCACAGCCCAAGCGTTCCTTTGCGAGGTCCACGGCGTTCCATGACGAGTGTTTGGTGCCGATGACGAGGAACCCCCGAAGCACAAGGGCGCACTTCATGTGGTCGATTTCACATGCCAACCGCCCCCACGACAGCGCATGCGTGTTCGTGTTCACATAATTACCGCGGCTGGTCTGAATGCGAATGGCCCAGCGCCCGGCCTTATGGCACCAGAAAAGCCCGCGGATGCGTCGCTCAGGTTCGTTTTCATCCAGGCCGCGCCATGTCGGTCCATCGTCCGGCCGCTCATACCGACGCGCCAGGGTAGGCGCGGCAACCAACGGCGGCGCGGCTGCCCGCTCCACCTCACCATTCCAGCGGTCACGCGTCTCGGGTTTCATACGCGAATCCGAAATGCGTTTGAGCACCGCTTCCTTCCACTCGGCTAGCCGCTTGGCGGCGAATTCCACCGGCCCGCCGGTGCGTGTGTAGAGGTCCCATTCCCTCCACATCAGGCGCAGGGTATGAAGGTCCGCGTTTAGGATGCGGGTGGTTTTGTAAGAGCGCATGCTTCAGCGATGTCTGTGCGGTGTTCGTCGTGGTATTCCATTGCGCGCCGGCACCGCTCCCGGTCTTTCAGGAAACCGATTCCAGTGTTGCAGTTTTTGCAAAGCATCGCGCGAAACTTGCCGGAAGAATGACAATGGTCCACCACCAACTCCTCGAAAGGAAAAATGGTGCGGCAGATTGGGCACTGATAGGCTTGGTCCCGGGCTTTCTGGCGCACTTGTTCGGGCGTCACCCCATAGTGGTGCTTGCGGGCATACTCCAGCGTCTTGTGCGGGTTTTTCTTTTGCCACTCCTTGGTCTTCTCAAGTGCGCACTTGCGACAGTAACCCGCGCCCTTGTCCACAATAGAGGGTGACGCGGTCGCGCTATTCAGATGCACTCCGCAGTTTGAGCATTCACATCTCACACCTATCCCAGTGTGGCATTTTCCCAGATTGTCAAGACCGGAAGTCAACCAACTAACGCCGCCCCATATCCCCAGGGCCTACCACTTCTCTTTTTTTCTAATTTTTTATAATACCCTTTGGATTGGGATATGGGGCGGCGTTAGTTGGTTGACTTCCGGCTTCGCCCCCTTTTCTGAGCTGAGGATGCGGGCTTGACTTTTCACCGTTTCGCCCCACCTCTTAAACGGACATGCAAGACCCCAAAGACATCGAACGGGAACTTTTCAAGGCGGCGCCTCACGCGGCACAGAAGCTGCACGCTGAAGCCAAGAAGCTGATACGCAAGCAGAAACGTGAGCAGTGGTGGAAGGTCCACGCGACCGACCGCGCGAAGAAGCCGCTCGGCAGCTGACCTATGTTGCTCAACAAGAACAAGTTAGACGTGAGTCAAATCCTACTGACCTACGTTGCGCTGTGCGGCGACGTCGCCCGCACGGCCGAGGCGCTGAACCTCGAACCGGCAGTTGTCCAAGCCCTGGCCGATGCCGAGAACTGGGGAACGAAGATTCAACGAGTTACGATGCTGGCCAAGTCCGGCAAGCCGGGCGATTTCGAACGTGCTCAGAACCGGGCACTTGCATTCGTTCAGGGCCACCGCATCCGCTCCCTGTTGGACAGCGTAATCCGTCGCTTCGACGGCATGACGCCCGAGGAGATGTGCGACGCGGTGTCCAGCGTGAGCAAGAATGGCACACGCATCCTGTCGGCCCGCTATTTTACGGACCTCGCAGCCGCGGCCGAGAAGGCTAACGCTATGTGCTACAGCGCCTTGGGCGATACTGCCGGCGAGCGCGTGGCCCGCGATGATGAGCCGGACCAGATGAATGTCTCTGCGCTGCATAGTGCTGTGATTCAGTCACTTAACGCGGCCAATAGCCACGGCAAGCCGGCAGACCAGATAGTCAAGGAGCTGGCTGACGCAGTGTGCCAAGCTGTCACACCCATCGAGCGAACCGAGGTCGAGCCGCGTCCCGACCCCGCCGTCCCAGCCAGTGTGCCAACTTGACCCACCTCATGCGCCAATCTGACACACCCCGAAGCGCGGCCTGGAGGTCCTTGGCGCTCAGCACCTTGGCCGCTCTACAACGGCCTAGACTCGCAATGGGACACGAGCCGGGTCACTCGGCACTTATTGCCGAGCACCTCGGTCCTCGTGCCCAGGTTCGAGACACTCGTGCCAAGGTCCTCGGTCCTAGGCACTTGCGCTGGCGAAACGATTTTCTGGGCGGACAAGCAGAAATCATGCCACCCGGCCACGGGGGCGGGCTGCGGGGACGGCGTCGCTTGCTGAAGTTCGACGGCTGAATGAAAAATTGCTCGCGCGAGATTTGGGGGATTGACAATTCCTAATTTCCCCCCACTTCTTAAGAGTGAGAACACTGGAATCTGAACGGGAGCGCGACAGGGCGCGATACGCAAAGGAAAAGGAACGCCGGTCAGCCGCCTACCGGGCGAGGTGGGCCAAAATGTCTCCGGATGAACGCAAGGCGCGGCGACGGGAGGATTGGCATAAACATGGAAAGCCTTCTGCTGCGCGCCGAATCCAAGAAAAACGTGCCTTGGTCCGGGAGCTGAAGAAAGCGCCGTGTGTCGATTGTCACGGGGTTTTCCCCACTGCTGTGATGGAATACGACCATCTGCGAGACAAGGTCCTGAATGTGTCGAGCATGACTCACTCAAAACGATGCGGCCCCAGACGGGTGATAGAGGAAATCGCGAAGTGCGACCTTGTGTGCGCCAACTGCCATCGAATTCGTTCTATACGCCGCCGTGCCGGGCTGCCCGCCACGCTCCCGCCACCCGACTACGAAATCTGAAACAAAATGGCACACCTACCCCTGAAATACCGACTGTCCCCGCCGGAGGTGGCTCAGCTCCAACAAGTGATGTTGGGGGAGCCGCTCCCGCAGTCTAAGGTGACCGACCCGCCGGCGTTGGTGGACCTCATTGGCAAAGGTCTTGTGCGCCTGGAGCATGGGTTCTATTGGCCTGAGTGGTCGCTGATTCCTAAATCTTCCGTTTGACATCCGCCGAAGGCGGTGCGAAGTTACGGGGTGATGAAGAACGAGCTACCCAAAGACTGGCCGCAGGCGCCGGGTCGCCGGCTGCTTACCCGGCGCATGATGCATCGGATGCTTTTCGAACTGAACATGCCGCTCTACTTTTACGACCGCGCCTGCACTCGCTTTTTCTACACCACCCGCACCCCGAAGTCGCTCAACGACTTCATGGGGCGCGAGAACATAGACACGTTCCCCCGCGGCACGGGTCCCATCGTAATCCCATGAAAATCGAAGTCACCTACATCGAGAACCCCGTGACCCAGTTCGAGCGCGACCACCCTTTTCGGGTGACCCTCGGCCCAGGTGCCGGGGGACGATACATCCAGCGCGCGTTCCTCACCGACCGTGAGGTGGCCGAGCTGCGCGAAGCGTTGTCCCTGGCCTGTGAAGTCTCAATCCGAATCAACTTGACGAAATGAAGTATCAAGTCTTCAACCAATATGGTCGTCCGCTCGGCGGCGGAGAAACACTCGCCCAGGCCAAGGAAAAGGCCCGGGGCGGCCGCTCAGTAAACCCCGACGGTTTTATGAAAAATCCTCGCACGCGACTTTTTGACACCCCATGAAACTCCGTGACCGGCTATCGGACCGAGAAATCGCGCAACTTCACCTGGAAGCGTATCACGCCATGCTGCCGCCCTACGACCTGCTCAAGCCGGACCAGGATCTTTTGCCCCCGCCGGTGGTGGCGGGGCAAACGCTGCACCCGGCGTTCTGGTTCGCCGGCCAGCTGTTACAGGAGGGCGAACCGCTCACCGCGTTTTTCGTCCGGGGAAAACTGACATGGCTCTTGACTTCTACGGAAACTCTGGCACTGTAAGGGGCGACATGAAATACCACCTTGTGACTTATACTGATATGAACCACTACCACGTTTACGCCAGCCACGAAGCCCGGGCCACCGCGCTCATTTCCGAGTTGACGGACGCCGGGCTTCGCATCATCGACCGCGTCGGTTCGGAAATCCTCGTCGAGGGAACCGCGGACCAAATCGCACAATTCATCTCAAACCATCGAGCGGGCCTTGACATCCCGCCAATCTATGGCACTGGTAAGGATAGAATATGAACATCTACCTCATCGAACGAACCGACTGCTGCGACTACGACGAATTTGACTCGGCGGTTGTCTGCGCCGAGGACGAGGAATCCGCGCGGGACCGGCACCCGAATGGGAGCCAAGTGGACTGGGCAGCTCTCCCGAAGTGGGGGACCTGGGTGACGAGCCGGGACATGGTAACTGTCCGGCTCGTAGGAGTGGCCGCGCCTTTTTCGGTGGCGGGGGTTATCCTCAGCTCTTTCAACGCCGGCTGAAACCATCAAACCAAATGAACGACCTAGCTACAATCCAACGAATCAACAACGCCATCGAATCCGCCAAGCAGCGGAAACTCGCCAAGGCGACGAACGCCCGCAAGAAAACCGTCAAGGCCACCGCGGAAGCCCGCGCTGCCGCGGAGCGCAATCGCACCGGGAGGGGAAACTAATGGGCCACTACGCCAGCGAGATGTGTTGCCCCGAGGACCGGTCAAAGAAGGACCCGGGGGAAATCGACCAGCTCGAACTAGACTACGCCCTGGGGCAGCGGCGGTTCGTGCGCCACCTGGACGACTGCATGCGCATCGTGAAGGTGGTGCGCGCGGCCGGCGCCGAGCTGATGCACTACCAAGCGGAGCGCATCTGGCAGTGGCATAGCGATAGTCGGAGCGTCCCGTGGGTGAGCGTAGCGGCTTGCTCGGACCGGGACATCCTGGGGGCGGTCCGCGCGTTTATCAAACACCACAACCGACTCGACTCGTGAAGACCAAAGCCAAGAAGAAATTGCGAAAGCGCATCGCGCGCAAGCTGGCCACCGCCTTGCCCGCGACGCCGCTCCGCATCGAGGTCTCCCATCTCACGCACTGGCGCACCAAGACCGGCGAGGTGTTGCCTTTTCGCGACATGGAAATCAATCACCTGCTCAATGCGCGCCGGCTGGTGAGCCGACGCATCGCGCGGATGATAGAGGTGGAAGCGGCCATGGCGCGTGAGGTGGCGCTCCGGCTACTCGCCCAGCACGACGACAAAGGGAAGTATCCGGCGCCGGACCCGGGCGACGCGCGGGACTGGTGGGATGCCTACGGGTGGAACGGCGAAACGCCCATACTGAGCTAGACGACATCGCAAAATTATGACGACCATGACCATGGCTGAAGTGGAAGCCGCCTTCAGGGCGGACCTGAAGGCGCTGCTCTTGAAGTGGAACGCGGAACTTTCCGCCGAGGACCACTACCCAGGCTGGCCGGAGTGCGGCGAGGACGTCCGCATGACCGTGACGGTGCCCGCCATCTACGAGGCCGGCGAGACGGTGCGCGAGTGGACCAACATCGACCTGGGGAGGTGCGTGTGAAACAGCTCGGTCGCGGGCTGTTCGCCCTTGTGGGCCTGCTAGTGGTCTTTGCCGCAATCCTCGCGCCGGGGCTACTGGCTGCCTACGTGCATTGGACTTTTTTGTTCCTTTACGTTTTGCCCATCGCGTATATACTGGGCGACGAGGACCTTTGACGGGCTATTGAAATGAGAACCTTCGTATGAGTGACCTGTTGCAATTTATCAAGGAAACCGAGGCGGCGCATTTTCGCACGGTCCACGACACGGGCGCGAATCTGAACGCGCTTCTCGTTTGGAATCTCGTGCGTGAACACGCCGGCTTGCCGCGATTGCGGCTGAGCGACCTGCGGTCGTATTGTTCCAAGTGCGCTTGCTACCACACTACCCCGCATTGCCATTGAGGACCTTCGCATATCTGCGCGTCAGCACCAAGGAACAGCTCGACATGAACGGGCTGGACCGGCAGCGCGACGCGGTGCGCGCGTATGCGGACCGCGCCGGGTTCACCATCGCGCGCACGTTCGAGGAACAACAGTCCGGCGGCGCGGCGTTCGAGGACCGGCTCATGCTAATTGAGATGCTGGAACTCGCGGTAGCCTGCGACGTGGGCGCCATCATCGTCGAGCGCGCGGACCGCGTGGCGCGCGACCTCATGGCCCAGGAACTTTTTTTCGTGAAGTGCCAGGAGCAGAACGTCAAGGTGTTCGCTGCGGACACGGGCCAGGAGCTTACCTGCAAGGACGGCGACCCGACCCGCGTGTTGCTGCGGCAACTGCTCGGCGCGCTGGCGCAGTGGGAGAAGGCCGTCATTGTTAAGAAGCTGCAAGACGGCCGGCGGCGCACGGCGGCGAAGACCGGCCGGCCCTGTGGCGGGCCGCGGCGGTTCGGGGATAACCCGGACCCGGCCGAGAACGCAGACGAGCGGCATATCCTCGTCGTCATCCGCGACCTGCGCCGGCGAGGGATGACCTATCAGGTCATCGCGGAGCGGCTGCGGCAGCTCGGGCACCGGGCGCCGTCGGGCCAGACTTACTGGCATTCCAGCACCGTGATGAGGCTTGACAAATCACCAGAACCGCCCACTTCTTAGGTGGCACTATGAATTTTTTCGCCGAGCCTCCAGCTAACGCTGGTCGTCGAAGGTCCTGCCCCCAGGATTCGGTAACGGGGCAGGCGGTCAGGGGCACCGCATTCCAGCCAAAGAAAGTCTCCACCAATTTGACGGGACGAAGCGTTTTGGCCGAGCACCTAAATGGTCCGGCAAGGGGCGTTGAGTCTTCGGACCGTCAGCGGGTCAATGATGACAGCGGGGTATTAAGCCCGCAGCCCGTCATCCGAGGCAGCCTGCGTCAGTGGCTTAAACAACGCGCCCCTTACTTTCTATGCGCGGGTTGGACAACCTGAAGCTGTGGTTCCTCCTAACGGTGATGCCGACCGTCGTCGCCATCGGCGAGGTCTGGCTGGCCCTGCGGCGCCGGCCACGCAACACCTACCTCGTCGCGCTGGGCCAATGTTACTTTCGGCTGGCCCGTGCGCTGAAGAAAATCCGGTGACCCGTGGCGCTCCCCGATTCACACCCGGCCAAAGGTTTGCTTCGCGAGACCGCGAAGCTGGTGCATGCCGGCGAGATTTTCGATGCGGCCCGGCTCGTGCGCGCCTGGGCGGCGCAGACGACGCCATCGGTCGCCAAGCAGTCGGTGGACACCAAAGCAAAAGCATTTGAACTCCTCAACATTCTTCTCCACTGGGCGCTGGCCAACGGGGCTTTTGAAGAAGCCGCACAGCTTCTCTGGACTCCCAACCAGTTCGACCCCCGACCCAATCATACGAAGCGGGTATGGTCTGCGGTGGACGAGCACGACTTTGGACTCCTCATGGGCGCCGGCAAACAGTCGAAGTCGTTCAGCATGGCCATTCGGTTTTTCCTCGAATGGTTGCGCGACCCGGAATACACCTCCGTCCGCGTGCTCGGCCCGAGCGAGGACCATCTTGAGGCCAACCTTTTTTCGCACCTAGTCACGTTGCACCGGGAGTCCGCCATCCCGCTCCCGGGCGAAATCGGCAAGCTGTTCATCGGGCTCGACCTTCGCAAGCGGCGCGGGTCCATCAGCGGCGTGGTGATTCCCCAGGGCAAGAAAGCCGCCGGCCGGTTGCAAGGTGTCGCCCGCTTCCGGCGCAAGGAATCCCACCCCGAGTTCGGCGAGACGTCGCGGCTGTTTGTGTTCGTGGACGAAATCAGCAACCTTCCCAAAGGCCTCTGGCACGACATCGACAACCTGCTCTCAAACACGTCGAAGCGCGGCGGGCTGAAGGTCTATGGCGCGTTCAACCCCGACGACCGGAACAACGACGTGGGCATCCGCACTGAGCCACAATTCGGTTGGTCCTCGTTCGACCCGGAGCTGCACTTCGAATGGATGTCCACGCGCGGATGGTTTGTGGTGCGCCTGGACGCGATGCAGTCGGAGAACATCAAGGAGAAG